GACTCAGCGGTGACGATGCCGCCGAAGTCCGGCTTTTCAATCGGCACATGCTGGACACCTACCACAAGGCCCGCGAGGCCGGAAAGTCGCATCACGACGCCGCGCTGGCCGCCTATGAGGTTATGGACTGATGCAGACCCTTCTTCCGTATCCTGACTTTGCAAAAAGTGCGGCCTGTTTGGACAGGAAACGGCTCGGCAACCAGCGCAACGAAGCCTTCATCGTTCTTCGCACGAACCGTCAGGGGCCATTGTGCTTGTTCCGTCTCAAGACAGACGACCAAAAAGGCGGGTTCGTTTATGGCCCGATTCCAGCCGATGTTCCCGAAGGTCACGTCATCCGCCGGACTCCGTGGTACGCGCACGCCACCGCTCGGATGTGGCGCGGCTATGATGTGGCGTTGCGCCTCTACGGCCGCACGATCTGCGAAGAATGGATTTCCCGCGGTTACCGTGATTCCATGAGGGATAGATTTTGCGATGGCCCGGTTTTCCATCAACACCCGCCATGGCTCGGCGATCCCGCCTTCCACCTTGCGCACCAGTCCAATTTGATCCGCAAGGATCCCGCCCACTATCGCCCGATTTTCGGCAACGATGTCCCCGATGATTTGCCCTATATTTGGCCGGTCTGACGGCCGGAAGGAGAAGAGATGAAAAAGCGGAAAAAGAAAGTCAAGAAGCAAGCCAAAAAGAAGTCCTTCGGTTTTGCCGAACTTTCACGGTCACAGCAGCAGGCCAAGCAGGAAGCACAAACAACACACTCCCGGGCCGTTGCAGACCACTACGAACGCTGAATTCTAGGGGTCATAGATCGGAAGCTTCTCTCCGGTCTCAGGATCCTTTGGCCACGTTCCGGGGCCGTCCGGATAATATTCTTTTCTGCGGATCATTTCGTAATCGTATGGGAAAATCTTGCCTTGAGGATTCACAGTCACGGCTCGGCCTCCCCAGTCTAAGGTGACCCCAACTACCTTGTCCACGTAACCATCCGACTCGTTTTCCTTGGTTTGTCTCAGGATCTTCAAGAGATGCCTGCGTCTGAACCAACGGCGAATGGCTTTTATGATCATGGTTCTTCGATCTCCAACTTTCGCCGGGCTTCGCAGTTCGGGCCATGAACCTTTCTCGTTACCGGCAACATTTGGACGACCGGAACTTTGCCGACCATCGTTGTCACCGGAATGATCACTGTCTCGGTCGGGCAACTGCACGGCGGGGGCGGGTTCTGACAAATGCCGACGATCACCATGATCAGGCATGCGACCAGACCCAAAACAGTGAGAATGAGACCGAATTTCAAAACCTTTTCTTCGTTCATCACGGCTCCTCGATTTCCAAGCCTGCGAGCTCATCGATTTCAGGTTCTGACGACTCGGCTTCGTTTTTATTACCCGGTTTTTCGCCGTCGGCAATCCGCCTCGCCCGTTTCAGCAAACGTTCGGCTTTGACCTTGCCGCCACCCGTCTTTTCCTGAATATCGTCAATCAGTTCTTCTTTGCTGCCTTCCGGATTCGCGGAAACGACTTCCAAGGCGAGCCCGAGTTTGTCATCGTCATCGCTGAACGGGTGGAAGCGCAGTGTCTCCGTGTTCAGGCTCAAGTCGATGGGTTCGGGTTCCTCGGCGTCACGCAGTTCGAAGTGCGCGGTGATGTACTTGCGGCGACTCACGGTGTCCCTGAATTTCTTCGCCACCATGACATGAGCGTTCCCCCAGTCCATGATGACCGACGAGCCCCGAATCCGGGCGCCGTGGCTTCCCTTGTTCGAATCGTTCGGTTTGTTGTGGTGGTGGACAATAACGGTTCCCATCAGTCCGGCTTCACGAGCGGCCCATTCGATGTTTTCCAGAATGGCGCTCATTTCGTCGACCCGGTTCTCGTTCTTGCGGTGAAACCGCGCGAGAGGGTCGACGATGAGATACGACATTTTCTTGCGTTCAAGGGCCTCCCTCAAAATCCGGGCGTGTTTGGGTTGCCCGAAGTCGAGGCGCCCATTGTAAAAATGGAGCGGAAAGCGTTCCCACAACGACTCACGGCTGGCGGCGACGGTGTCGAGCCGGAACTTGAGCGATCCCCGGGAAACCTCGGCCTGCATGTAGCATACCGGCCCCGGCAGATTGACCCTGAACTGGTCCATGAACTCACCTTCGACGCCGGAGAGCAACAACATCAAATCCGTGACGAGCAACGATTTTCCGCTCTTGGATTCTCCGGAAAGAAAGCACATCCCACCGGCAGGCAGTATCCGCTCGACGGCGAAACGCAGCGGCGGCGCGTTGATGATGTCCTTTGCGGTCTCGAACACCAGAACCGAGCCGACTTCGTCACGCCGCAACGATTCGACTTCGGCGGTTCCGACGGCCTTGCGGAACGTGCGCTGAAAATAGTTTTCGTCGTTGTGACGCTCTTTCTCTTCGAGCATCTTCGCTGAAATGCCGTTGTTGGGATCATAGAAGATTTCGCGAATCTGGTCTTCGCTGAACCCAGCGACAAGCAGACCGACCATGACCTTGAAGTCGATGGCGCTCCGGTCGACTTCCTTGGTGTCGTCCTTGGCCGCATACTTGGTCTCTGCCGCGGCTTCATGACCGCCGAGAACCACGGTCCGCAGATCCCATCCGATGTCTTTGAAGGTCGCGGTGTCGATCGGAATCTGGCCTTCCCAGACCGCGTCGACATCCATGCTCAACAGCTCGCACTGCGGACTTTCCAGAATGCCGTGATGCTTCCAGTTATAGGTCCCCGGGAGCCGCATGACCCGCGCCGGATTCGAAACGACTTTGTCGCCGCCCCAACGCTCCGCGAGGTCTTCGCAATCCTTCTTGACGTCCTTGATCGGTTTGGGTTGCGGGTAGAAGAAATACAGGTGCAGGCCTTTGCCGCTGGCGATGAATACCGAAGCCGGGATGTCGTCCTGCTCGATCATGGCCTCCCAGAATTCCTGCGATTTGTCGATGTCCACCCATGCCGCCGTCGCGACTTCGACATCTTCGTCTTTGCCCATCCTGCCGCGGCCTGTCGGCGTCTTCGCACGTGGAGCCGCGCCGAACCAGATTTCATAACCCTGTCGATTATTGTCGAGAACCCAGTCCGCGATGGAGAGATCGAAGGAGCGTTCCAGATTCTCGACCTTGCAGTATTCGGAGATCAGACCCGGCGCTCCGCTGATCTCGCAATGCGGTGATTTCTTTCCGCGAAATTCGACCCAGCTTCCCTTCGGGGCATCGCGGAAAAGTCGAAGCAGAAATTCCTGTGCGGATCTCAGTGCGTGTTTCGTCGGCAGCATTGTGAACGGTCCCCCCCTTTGGTCTATTGAACGCAAGCCACCAAAATCCGGCCGAAGTTTGCTCCATGTCGTTTAACGTCGTCGATGGAATAAACGACGTACCGAACCGAAACGCGGTGGGTACATCCGTTTTCGTAAACACTGGCGTCGGCGGAAAGTTCTATTTCGACTTCGTGCCGGTCTCCATAGATTTCATTATGACCACACGAAACGGCGTTGTCGAACCGACAGGTCACGTCGATCCAACGAACTTTTACGATCCGCCTGACTTCCTGACGAAAGATGCGGCCGATTTTCAGCTTCAACTGGTGGAAAGCCCGTTCGGGATTTTTCGCATCGCGATCTTTCTGATGCGCCAGACGGAATGCCTTTCCGACGGCAGCACGTTTGCGCCGGTTCGTGGCGCTGTTCAGAACACGCAGACAGTCGGCAACGGGATCCACGTTCTTCGGTTTCATCTTGCCCTCCTAGAGAAATGAAATCACGGTTCGACGACTTCGTAGATGTTTTCGAATTCTTCCAACGTAATCGCTCCGAACTTCCCGGTCGAATACGTTATGATGACGTTCCCGGGGCAAACAACGCCTTCGTGGCCGCCGGGGCTGTTCTCGGATTCGATGAACCCGTGTTCCACCATCGAGAACGCACAGTTCGGACATTCCATGGACCCGCGGCGATCAGGAACCCGAAACCTTCTCACAATCTTTCCTTCGGTCTTGAGAGGTTTGCCATCGGAATCCCGAATCCACTCGGACTCGTCACGAGGATGATCGCCGTTTTCGTGCCAATAATGGGCTTCAAGAAGTTCCTTGACTCTGACCAGCATTTTGACCTCCTCTATATTTTCAACCAACGTTCCGGAACGATGTTCGCGGCACAGCGTCCAACGGATTCTTCGCAGAACCATTTGTGCGGAGCCACGATCTGCGATCCCGCGTTTTCGCCGAGCCATGCCGCCCACCACGAGAACGTCGAATTCGAGACGATATGATCGCCGAAAAGCGACATCGCGAAAAGATGCCCGATTTCATTGTCTTCGAGCGCGAACATCGCGCCTTCGACACCGCCGAAACGCAGGCGGACATAGTCGGGATCATCGCTGAAAAAGACGAATTTGCGGCCCTTGAACTGGGCCATCGCACGTTCATAATAATCGGTGCGGTCCGCCAAATTGACGAAGACGTCGGAGAATCGCGAGATATAATCGCCACGACGCACATGAACGACGACCGGGTTCTGTTCGAAGATTTTCGACCACCGAAGGAAGACAGATGTCGAGATCTCGGCGTTCGACGTGAACATTTCCTTCACGATGAGTTTGCAGTGCTCGAAATATTTCTCGTTCTGGAAATAGCCGGTGATGAAGTTCTCGCCGGATTGCGGCACGAACGGCATGAAAAGTGAATCCGGAAAAACGATCTTTTCATGATCGGCAACGTCGAGATCTTCGACAATCGGAAACGGGTTCTTGAAAGACTCCGCATATTCCCAATTCGGCAACACCCACCGGCACCGGTTTCGAGTCGCGATGCCGATTGTGGCCGCGACTTGGAAAAGCTGGTTTCCGAGACGGCCTTTCTTTCCGAGATCGACGGGGACAACGACGGTTTGCTGCTCGCTCATATCTTCGCCTTTCTTCAAATTCAAAATAAACCCGGCCAGCCTATTGGAACACGGGAGGGCGTTTCATGTCGGCTGGCCGGGGTTTCAGGGATGGAGTGTTCCGGTGGTTATCCAAGAATTGTGCTGAGCGTACCACACACTTTCGAAATAGATTGAGAACAATCTTGGTTTTCAAAGCGTCGGCTTTCAAGGTTTGGGAACCTAAAAATACTCGTTCACAATTTGGCCGGAACATTGCTCCACCAATGACGGACCCGGCAGGACTTGAACCTGCGACCGTCGGATTAGAAATCCGATGCTCTATCCTACTGAGCTACGGGTCTATATGCCCCACGTTCCCCCGATCCTCTACGCAAGAGGAAAGTTTTACATCCGAGAACTGCGGGACAAAATTTGGTCGGGGCCAGGATGGTACGTCCTTGGCCCCTTTCGGAACCCCGGTTACCGTTAAAGCGCGGGAGTGCGCCAGCATCGATTTCCGGAAGTCCCCAATTTTACGCCTTCCCGTGGCCGGTCATGCCCCGGCTCGGTCTTAGCTTTCAAGGCCATGCACAGCCTATCAGCATCTTTGCCTCCTAGACCACAGGAGCCAGTCACGCCACCCAGAGTTAAACGGCCTGTTCGTGGTTCGCCACGCCGCACGGAAAGGCTTGAACCCAATTTGAAAAGAACGAAAAGGATCTGTGATCATCCGGTGGGTCCTGCCCCCACTTATCGCGGTCCCCTTCACCACGGACGCACTCATGGTTGAGGCCAGCGCACACCTGCCGCGAACCCCGCTGGTCGTGCACGTCATATCGCCGTGCTGCGGATGTCATAGACCCAAATTTTGAAAGAACTGGATGGCTCGTTTTAACCGGCTTTTATCTCTTTGTAAAATTTCCGTTTTACAATCCCGGCGACTGTCGATTTTGCGATGCCGTACTTCTTAGCCAAGCAATTATACGAAAGCCCACGATCTCTGTCTAAAAGCAGTGACACTATTTGTTTTTCTGAAAGACGTCGCCTTGCACGTGCTGCCGTCGCCGCATGCGCTTTGCGAATGTGTTCCGAACGGTCCATCATGTTTTGACTTGGGGACCCTAGCGCCAAATTTTCAAAGCGATTATCAAGACTATTACCGTTAAGGTGCCTTACCTGAACTCCAGCTTTTAGCATCGCTTCGCCGAATAACATAAAGGCTACAAATCTATGAACCTTAATTTTTATATTTTGTTCAGTCGCAACTGAATAATAACCATTGCTACTAACAAATACCGACATTTTCCGCCCACGTGGTGACAAAACATCGCCGTTAGGCGTTACCGTGAAGCCATTCTCTTTGGCGCGGCGGAGGGCTGTAACAAGCTTTGATTCTTTCATGTCTATAATACCTTCTTCTCGCCGTTTCAGAGAATTTCGATGATTTTTTCAATCTCTTCGTAAGTTTTCCCGCCGCGGACGAGAAAAACAACGAGGCGGTTACGAATTCGCGTTTCCAAGCTGTCGCTCGTCTTCCAGTTTTTATCCATGTCAACTAAAAACGATTCGTGACCTGATTCGGTGAACGACAAAACACCGTCAGTCTCCTCGATGATGCCTTCCGATAAAAACAGTTTCACCGCTTCGTTGATTTTTTCGACCGGCAATTCGAAATAATTTGAGATCTTTTCGGCACCACCGGTTTTGTTCGCATACAAATAAACGGCAACCGCAAAGCGGTAAACATTGAGTCTCATATTCTTTCCGGATTTTCCTAGCATGCGATCGTCGAAGCGGCACGAACCGGCCACTTTTCGGTCATGCAGAGCAGAGCAAGTTCGCGCATATTCTGACCGTCAATGCGCTCGCCCGGAAACCGTTTTTTGAGGACGCCACGAACGCGGTTCAGGATCCGCATTTTCGGCGTTTGTCGAATCGGCGGCCTGTTTTTGAATGTTCTGATGGCCTTACCAAGAAGCACGCCGAACGAAAACGCGAAAAACGACTCGACTTTGACGATGCCCTGAAGATTCAGGACATAATCGATTTCGTATCCCGTCCGCGTTTTGAAAAGCTCGTAGATGAGATGCGACCGCCAACCGATCGCTTTCAGGTCGCGCCTGCGTTCCTGATTGTCTTTGATGTGACCGACGACGTCCGATGTCAGGTTTTGGCGGTGGCTGTTCGTTTTCCGCATCGCGTCCTCAAGCCTGATGGATCCAAGCGGCGTCGTTTCCCAGATCTTGAATCGACCTCGGCGGCGTGTTTGCCGCACGTATTCGAGCGCGAGCAAGGCTTTCAGGACCTTCGAGACCCTTGTCGCCTCAACCCCTGTCGCCATGCTTATGTCGCGGATCGTGCCTGCTCCGGCCTGCAAAATTCCAAGCACGAGCAGCCGGTTCTCTGTCCATCGGAAATCATGTTCCCTTCGAAGCTTTGCTTTGAGTTCGGGGTGAAGCCCCAGCGGTTTCGACACGGGAAACGGTATCACGGCGTTTTATCCTTTCAGTTCTGAGTAGACAAAAAGAAAGCCCCGATCTGAGGCGCCTGTGCAGCTTGAGAAACAATCACGGCAGTTGGAGGACTTTCGTGAAAGTCGCACAAGCGCCCCTGATCGGGGCGCGTTCGGACACGAATTTTCAACCGCGATCTTCTCAACACTAAAGTCCTCCGTTGGGGACAATAAGACATCACCCCTTGAGAGTCAAGGGGTGATTTTCAGAAAATCGAAAATTTTCAGCGCAGGTCAACGACTGCGATCCCGTGGGCCGTAGCGAAGGCCGCCGCGATCCCCGTCGCCTTGAGCGCCGAGCCCCGGGCGTAGAGCTGGACGCGCTTCGTGGCGTCCGGGAAGCTCGCGAGGCGGAATTCGGCGGTCACGACATGGGCCCGGCCCTTGGCACGACCGAACTCGCGGTCCACGACGACCCGGGAGGGCACGAAACCGACTTTCTTGAGGTCAGCGATGCGGGTTTCCATCTCGGTCTCCTTTCGGCTGGTTTTGGCTTCGCTCTTCATGCCCTCATTATAACGCATGGTAGTATAATGTCAAGGATAAAATTCGGAAGAAATCGACAAAAAGCACGAATAATCTATGGTTGATAACCGCAGCCAAAATTGAACGCCAGTTCCTACGATTCGAGCCACGAGGAGGGTCGGAAATCACGAATTGCCGTTAAGAGAAGAGTGTATGGTCAGACATCCGGAAATTGCTCCCTCCTCTTCAAACGGCAATTTAAGTCCGAAACCGTGTTGAGATGCGTTTTCAGGCGGATTTCAAGCCGCGTTTTTATGAATGAATTCATTTTTAGCCTAACATACCGTGGTTCAACAACTTAGCGCGCTTTTGAGTCATTACTGAGACTACATCCGCTAATCTTGAATCCTTCGGCACGGCAAGCCTTGACTCTGGACAGGAAGTGACGGCGGACCACCCGGCTCCCGGTGTCCATGAAATCGTGGACGATTGCCTCGGTTTTGCCCTTCGACGTGCGCAGCGCCCGGCCGATCCTCTGAATGACCTTGACCACGCTTTTTCCACCTGCGGCGAGAATCATGACGTCGAGCTCCGGGATATCGACGCCTTCATCAAATATGGGTGTGGCGAAGATGATGTCGATGACCCCGGCCCGGATGTCCTTCGTGGCCCGGATCCTCTGCGCCGTGGAATTTTTGCCGGTCAGTGCCGCGAATCGGACGTCGTCCTCACAGTTCATCAACTCCGACAGGATCTTCAGATGCCGGACCGTGTCGCAGATGATGAGGATCTTGCGCCCGTTTCTGGCTTCCTCGACGGCGAGAGCGATGATTTTCCGGTTCCGGGCATCGTGATTCTCGATGAAGGTCTTGCGAAGAATCGCCCATAAAACCTCACCGGCGCACTCCGCGATCTGATCCGATGTTGGCGGCCCGACTTGGTGGTATTTGACCAGACACGGCACAACCCGGCCGACGTCCGCCATCTTCCCCGCCCGTGCCCGTGCGACGACAGGACCGGTTGTTGCCATCATTCGGGCATCCTTGTCTGGATTTCCGGTTTCTGGAGTAGCCGTCAATCCGAGCCGCCAATAAGCCGGAACCATTTGGGCGACTCGGTAGAATGAGCTCGCAGAAGCGACGATGTGGCTTTCGTCACAAATTAGAATCGAGGCCTTTTGGACCATTCCACGGAAAGCGTCGCGTTCGTTCACGATGGTCTGCGGCATGGCGATCAGATATTTGTGGCCGGGCGTCAGCTCGTCGAAGAGGCCGTCGCCGATCTTCGCCGCGGTTTGCCCCGTTCGTGCAAGGATTCGCTCCGCGGTCTGATGCAGAAGGGGTGACAGAGCCACACGCAGAGCCCGGGGATATGCTCGGCGACCATGATTCCGCATTCCGTCTTTCCGGCACCCGTGGCGAGTGCGAAAATTCCGCGGCCCCAGCCAGCCAAGAACTTTTCGACGCATCGGATCTGAAATCCGGACGGCGTGATCCCGGAGATGATGTCTGCCCGGAATTTGTGGGGTTCCGGCCGTTTGCGTTCATCGACGAATTTCGCCAGCGGGAACAAACGCCGCAGTTTCGAGAGAAGCCCTGTCGGGATCGTGGACCGTATCGGGCTGATGGGGTGCCAGTAGCCGTCACCACGGAACCCGGGAATGAATTTTGCGCTCGGTATTTCGAAGCGGATTTCACGATCCATTCGGCGCAACGTGTCACGGTCGGTCTCGATTTTCGAAACGATGTTCCCGATCTTGACGACGATTTCTGACATGATAAATGGGCGGGGCCCGGGCTCCGCACCAGCCCGGGCCCCTATTGGGGGGATAGGGAAGTCCAAATTGAGGCCCGGGACGGATCCGCGTCGCCCCGGGCCAAGAACAAAAAGGAAACGGACGTCTATAAGACCTTCTTCTCGGCATTCCAGATATTTTCACGAAATTTGAGAAAAAAGGCGAAAATACCTGCAGCCGCGAGAAGAAGGTCTAATATGAACCTCGCCGCGCTGCATTGCCACTCCGAGTTTTCGGCTCGGGATTCGCTGATCAGGATCGGAGAATTGCCGCAGATCGCGAAAGATCAGGGATGGGATGCGGTCTCCCTCAACGATCACGGGGGGATCGACGGTGCCTTCCGTTTCGTGAAGGAATGCAGAAAGGTCGGGATCAAGCCGATTCTGGGAACCGAACTCTATATCCATCTTGGTGACGACGTCCGCGACGCGCATTTGACGGTGATCGCCAAGAACGAAAACGGGTTTTCGTCGATTGCGAAGCTAATTTCGCATGGCAATATGCAGCGCTACAAACCCAAGCGCAGGCATGCCGCCGTGACGATGGAAGAAGTTTTTGAAATCCTTGAAGATTGTATTCTTCTTACCGGATGCGCCGGATCGGTTTTCTGGGGTGAAGATGAACGGGCACCCGGATATCTCGACAAAGCCCGTGAAAAATTCGGGGATGACCTCTTTTTCGAAGTCCAGCCGCTTTCCGACATGACCGATCAGCACCGAGTCAATCGGATCGTGGCATCAAAGGCCAAAAGTTTCGGTCACCCACTTGTTGTCGGATCTGACTGCCATTTTGCGCCCGGCGAACAGAAATTCCACGAGGCCTTGCTGGCCGTGGGGTCCCGGGCGCAGGTGGGGACTGATAAGGCATGGAAGTTCTCGACGAAACTGAACTACATCATGACGCCCGAAGATACCGTCGAGCACCTGAAACAGACAAATCTGACCGAAGCCGAAGCCCGTGCGGCGGTGGAGAACACCGAAGCGGTCTTCAATGAGGTCGGCAATTTCGACTGGAACCTGCTTCCGGCGCCACGACTTCCGAAGGTCTGCAAGGATCCCGAAGGCACTTTCCGGAAGCTCGCCGCCGACGGTCTGAAATGGCGTGGCCTCGACGGCAATCCCGAATACGAAGCGCGGCTCAAGGAAGAACTCGACGTCTTCTGCGAAGCCGGAATCGCCGGATATTTTACGCTTGCCGATGAGATCATCAAACTTTTCAGGCAGGAAGGCGCGTTCATAGGCCCGCGCGGTTCCGTTGGTGGCTCTCTTGTCGCGTATTGCATGGGCATCGCGCAGATGGACCCCATCAAGCATGAGCTTTCATATCAGAGGTTCTATTTTCCGGGCAGGAGAGGGTGGCCCGACATTGATATCGATCTCGATGACGATTTTCGCCAGCGTGTGCCCGAAATCCTTCGGGCCCGTTTCGGTGATTCAAATGTCGCACAGATTTCAAACATCATGTACTTCCGGGCGCGAACCGCCATTGCTGACGCCGCCATGGCTTATGGCGTCGATATTTCTTGGGTTTCGCAAACCTATGAACAGATCAAAGCCGCGGAGGAGAGCGGGAAGCTCGAAGACTTTCCGGCCGGGGCCTTCCTTCGAGACAATCATCCGGAGGCCTTCGCCTTCGCGAAAAAGCTGGTCAACCGGGTCAAAACGTTTGGCGCCCATGCCGGGGGATTCGTGATCTGCGAGAACGAGATCACGTCCGGGCGCTCGTGTGTCGTGAGGCGCGGGAAAGATCTCTGCCTTTCGTGGAACATGGCGGACAGCGAAGATCTCGGGTTCATCAAATTCGATTTTCTCGGCTTGTCATCTCTGAAAGCCATCAAAGCGATTCAGGAAATGACGGGGACAAGCCTTGATGACGCCGATTTCGAAGATGCGCGCGTCTATGACGACCTCTCGAATGGTCGATGCGCCGCGGTTCCGCATTTCCTTTCGGCCGGAATGCGGATGTTTTTGGCGATGCTCAAGCCGAAGTGTTTCAAAGATCTTGTCTGGGCGATTTCGGCTTTCCGTCCCGGCGGTTTGGGGCAAATGACGCCTGAAAAATTGGTTGAAGCCTACCACCGCGACCCCGACGAGATCATCGTCTATCAGGAAGAGATCATGCACCTCTGCGTCGGGCTGGCCGGTTTCTCGTGGATGGAAGCCGACAAGGTCCGCAAAGTCATCGCCAAGAGCAAGGGGTCCGAAGCTCTCGACGCCTTTCGCGATAAGTTTGTCGAAGGGTGCTTGAAAAACGAAACGCTCGACAAAGATGAAGCCAATGAACTATGGGATTCGATTCTTGAGTTTGGCCGGTACTCCTTCAACATGTGCTTGCATCCGTTGACGCTTGTGCTTATAATAAATAGCGATGACACACTCGAAACAAGAGAAATTGGTATGGTCCGCAAAGGAGAATATCTCCTCGGTCCTAACGGTTCTAGGCGATTGGTCAAAAGCAAAATGGTCAGTGAGCGGCAATCGTTCGAGATTCTACTTGATGGCGGAGAAAGCGTTTGTTGTTCATCCGATCACCGCTTTGTCTCAGATCGAGGCATCGCGGAGCCGATTTACGAAATCGCGAAACGTGGTGGAAGTATTGCCGTCGAAACCAGCACACAATGCCCGGGAGTGGGCATGTCTGGGTTGCGGGAAAAAGTTCACGGGAAGGCACAGAAAAAACAAACATCAGAGGGAATGTCCAAAGTACCCAGAAGCAAGAAAGAAATTACGTGCGGACACGATGCGCAAAAATTGGGAGAATCCAATTCATCGGGAACATATGATCGCGTCTGCATCGAAACCGAAACCATTGACCCCCGCAGTTCTACGGGCAAGAATGGAAGCAGCAAAAAGATTTCAAAAGTGGAGAGAAGAGAACCCGGACAAAGTGAAAGAACATGTGAAGTTGATGCAAAAAGCTGCAAGGAAGTCAAAACGGACGATATCAGCTTTAGAGGATGGTTTCGCGAAACTTGTTCCAAATGCTGCGCGGCGGATATTATTCCGCCTGAATGGGAAGAACTACGAAGCGGATTTCCTGCTTTCAAAGAAGTTTATGGTGGAAATCGACGGGCTTCATCACTTCAAGCCTGTTTTTGGGGAAACACGGCTCGCTCAAGTACGATCCCGCGATGTATGTTTGGAGAAAGCGGTTCTGAAATCGAAGTCAATCAGGCTCGTGCGGATCGGGATCGATTGCTTCACGACGAGAGGGGATATCCGTCCGGTGATGTTGAAGAAGATCGTGGCCTCTCTGAAAGATACGACACCCGGCATCGTGCGCTTCGGAAAATTGTGGCAATCGTTACAAGGGGAATCGAGTCTTTAATTGATATTGAAGTTGATGAAGACCATCTTTTCATGCTTGCGAATGGCATTATTTCACATAATTCCCATGCCACGGCATATTCCGGTTCCTCATTCAAGATTGCATGGGCGAAGCGTGCGTTCCCGATCGAATCCTATTGTGCCCTACTGCAACTAGAGCAGGCCAAAGCGAAGAAGCGTCAGGAAAACGAAATTTCTTTCCTGCTCGACGAAATGATGGAACTCGGGATTCCGGTCACGCCACCGGATGTTAATCTGTCCGGGCTCGATTGGCTTATCGTCGAGACCGGGAAAGGCAAAGCGATCGCGACTCCGCTGACCGAAATCCCGGGAATGAAGACCACCACCGCGAAAGCGATTTTCAATCGTCGTATCGGAGAAACAAAAACAGATCCCGGCGGGCCGTTCAAAGACAAAGAGGATTTGCGCAAGCGGCTCGGAAAGTTGAAATACCCGCCCGGACTTCTGGAATGTGCGTTCGGCGAACGTGTTTCGATTTCGGGAGAAGTTCGAAATCCCCGCGGGGCTTTCGAAAAGGAATTTCTGCACGAGATCAAGACCTGCGTCGATTGTGAACTCACGTCGTTGTGCAGGGCCCCGGTTCTTCCAGAACGCGGGAACACGAATATTCTGATCGTCGGTGAGGCTCCCGGGAATGATGAGGACCGTAGAGGCCGCCCATTTGTCGGGAAGTCCGGAAAGCTGATGAATCTGATTCTCGACCGTTATGGGATCAAGCGCGGCGATGTGACATGGACGAATTCTGTCCATTGCAAGCCGAACGGACCCGAATATCCGACCGATTGCCCATGGGTTTTCGACGAAATCGCGCGGCTCGAACCGCCGCTGATTCTTGCCGTCGGTCGCCGTGCTTTTCACAAACTCGGCGGCGACATCGGGATCATGAAAGCGAATGGCCGGGTTTTCGATCTTCCTGATCTTCCGCCGGTCGTGGCGAGTATTCACCCGGCATATGTGCTTCGGAACGAAACCGCGCTGCCGGAAATCGAACGCGCACTTCGAAAATTTGCATCAATGGCGCTTCGCCTGATCGGAAAGAGCAATGGCAAGAAGGCATAAAAGACGGGCTGCCGAGCGGCGCGCGGAACTGATCGCCAAACTCGGCGGAAAGTGCAAATGCTGCGGTTCGACTGAAGATCTTGAGATCGATCACATCAACGGCCGGACGTGGAATCTGCGCGAGAAATCTTCAGACGTCAGAATCGCGATTTATGAACGGGAAGCGAAACAGGGGCTTCTTCAGATTCTCTGCAAACCATGTAATGCCAGCAAGGGCGGGCATGGATATCCAAAACCGACAAAACGCAAACGCAAGAAAGGCAAACCATGAAACGCGAAGGTATCATCGACATCACCGTCGGCGGCGAAGACTACCGCTTCGAAGTCAATGACGAACTCGAAATCGATGTCCACGATCTCGACAAAGAGCTCGCTCAGCAGGCCGCCCGGTATGCGTGGTTTTCCGTCCTGCTTGAACGAGCCCGTGACGAGTTTCGCGAACTTGAAGCTGAGAAGCAGGAACTCGACGCCAAGCTCGACGGCGAAATCCGGATCGACTTCGAAAAAGCGCAGATCAAAACGACCGAAGCCAAGGTTTCGGCGAAGATCAAAGCACATCCCGCTCGACGGGCGCTGAAGAAGAAAATCCGCAAGATGGAGTTCACCTGCGGTGTTCTTCTGTCGATCGTGATGGGATACGCGCAGCGCAAGGATTTGATCGTGTCACTTTCCCGCTCCCGCGGTGTAGAGGCGTCGTCGATGTCTCACGTGGAAGCGGACCGGATCAAGGATCGATTCCGGAAACGGAATCAAAACCAAGACTGAGGAGGACCTTTTTATGAAGACGGACTATGAGAAGATGAGGGAACGTTTCCTTCGTCGGCAGAACATGGGCGAAGGTGGTGACAAGCGCTTTCTTTCCCTGAAGAAGCCCGAGGCCGGGAAAGGCTATCGGTACAGGATTCGGATTCTGCCCCCGGCCAAGGGATATGATTCGTGGGACTTCGAGTTCGGCCAGCACTACAACGTTCTGGAAGGTGGCGGCGCGCTGATGTGCCCGAAGAAGACCAAGGGTGAGCCGTGCCCGATCTGCGAATTCGTCAAGCCGTTGTGGGATGGCGACGAAAGCGACAAGAACATGGCGCGCGGCATGAACGCAAAAACCCGGTATCTCGCCAATGTCATCGACATGCGGGATCCCAGCACCGTCAAGCTCTGGGAATTCGGGCCGCAGGTCTGGGACCAAATCACGGCGATCATTTTCGGCGCCGAAGACGGAATCGTTCCGATTGACGATCCGGAAAAGGGTCACACCTTGCAGGTCGTCATCAAGACCGAAAAATCCGGCGAAAAGGTGTATCCGAAGTACATCGTCACGCCGGAAATCAAGCCCAGCGCCCTGCCGGACATGTCGGTTCTCGATGCCCTGCACGACCCCGAAGCCGTCAAGCTTCCGGATCTCAAGTCGTACAAGGAACTCGAAGCCATCCTGAAGGGCCCCGACGAATCCGGCGAAACCGTCGAAGCCGAGCCCGAGCAGGCCGACGAGGCCGCGGGAGATGACGGCGGCGAAGAAATCGTCGATGACGATCCCGGCGAGGATCAGACCAAGGTTCCGCCCGTCGACGACGGCGGCGAAGAAGTGGTCGATGATCCCGAAGTCGTCGAGATCGAAGAACCGGAGCCCGAGCCCAAGAAGAACGCCACCGCGAAGAAGGAGAACAAATCCAATGGCGCGAAAGCCAACGGCGGCAAGTCGGCGGTCCAAATCGCCAAAGAACGACTCGCCAAAAAGCGCGCGGGCAAGTAGCCTTCGCAAAGTTTTCGGCGCACTCAAAGGTTCGCGGCCTGTCGAGTGGATCCGATCCGGTATTCCGCCCCTTGATCTTTTGATCGGGGGCGGAATACCGCTTGGTCGTTTCATCGAGATTATCGGTGAAAACTCGACGGCGAAGACCGGACTTTTGCTGCAGATCATCGCCGCATTCCAACGTGCCGGGCATGACGCCGTTTTGTTGGAACCCGAAGCCAAGCTCGACCCGGACTGGGCGCAAAGACTCGGCGTCGATTGGGCGGCGTTGCATTACGACCAACCCGAAGACCTGAAATGGCTCACCCAGTTCCTCGCCCGTGTCGGAACGACGGCATCGGCGAAAAAACCGGTGGTCATCGGTGTTGATTCTCTCGCAGCGGTCCCCGGAATCGGTGAACTCGAAGCCGCCGAGAGCGAAGAAGGAATGGGTGAGGAGAAGATGAAGCGGGCACGCCATTTGTCGCAGATGCTGCGCGCGACCCTGCTTCAGCTCTCGAAAAAGAACGTCACGCTGATTGCCATCAATCAGCTTCGGACCAAAGTCGATTTCCGGACAGGGTATTCGGGCTTCGACTCGACTGGTGGAAAAGCGATCAAGTATCACACCGCGGTTCGGCTGAATATGAAGAACCGGGGGCGGCTCAAGACGAAAGTCGGTGACGTCACCGTCGGAATTCAGGTTGAAGTCGAAGCCATCAAAAACCAGATGGCGCCGCCGTTCCGTGCGACGAAGATGCGGTTCCGTTTCGAGACCGGTTTCGATCGCTGGTTCGGCTTGGATGAACTCCTGATCCGTTATGGCCGCGTTGAAAACATTGGCGGCTGGCTTTCGTTCAAGGGTCGTAAGTTTCGGCGAAGTGAAATCGAGCAGGTCGCGGCCGAAATGCCCGAAATCTTGGAACCGATCCGCGGCGTCATTGAAAGAGCGGAAGGCGCGCCGGAACCCGAGCTGAAGGAATCAAAGAAATGAAAGCGCTCGTCTTTTCCGATCTTCATATTCACAACTGGTCGGCTTTTGCGCGGCTTGACGAAGACGGTGTCAACGATCGCCTGCAGGATACGCTTTTGGCATTAACCGTCATTTGCGGCGAAGCCGCTTCAAATCCCGGCAAATACGACTGCGTCATTTTTGCCGGGGATCTCTTCGAGGTCACCAAACTCCCGGCGGAAGTCATCGCGCTCGCCTCCCGTGTCATCGAGGATTTCGGACCGCTCGGCATTCCGGTCTACGCCATCGAAGGCAATCATGACCAAGCCAGTCGGGCGCGCGAAATCGCCAGCGTCGAAGGCCTCCGTGTGCCGGACAACTGGTTCTGGATCGGCGGACGTGTCGCCGACTGTGCGGGACTCAAGATCGTGGGACGTAACTATGGCGCGCCGCCCCCACAAAAATCGGCGGACGTCGCCGTCATCCATCGCGGCGTCAACGGTGCGATGATCTCCGAATATTTCGCCGCTGATTTCGAAGACGATTTGAAACTCGAAGACGCCGGGAAATACGCCTCGAAGCTTGTTATCTGCGGGCATTACCACAAACCGCAGATTTTTCGTCGGAAGTCGGGGCCTGTGGTGTTGGTTCCCGGTGCACCACTGCAACACACGTGGGGGGATCTTGGGCAGGATCGCGGATATTGGGAAGTCGAGATCGGGGACATGGTCTCGGCGACGTTTCACGAAATCGAGGGGTTGCCCAAATTCGTCAGGATCTCGGACCCCGGCGACATCGACGCGCAGGCAGAAGGTAATTTCGTCGAACTCGAACTCAATCCGATACCCGGGAAAAAGGAACTCGAAAAGCTGCGAAAGAAATTGCAGGAAATCAGCCGCGGGTTTTCGATAAAAACCAAACCGCCGGAGATCGTCCGGCCGCCGGAAGACAGAATCGAGGTCTCCGAGACCAAGGATCTCGAAGACATCGTCACCGATTATGCCGAGAAATTCGGCGGTGACGCCGCGGTCGGTATCGACCTGCTCAGGAGGGCCCGGTCGTGAGAATCAAGTCTGTCAAAGCGGAAAATTTTCTCTCATATCGGAAACTTGATTTCGAAATCGGCACCGGTATCACTGCGATCGTCGGTGAGAATCGTGACAACCCGGGTTCGCGTTCCAACGGGGCCGGGAAAACGGGATTCATCGATGCGATCTCGTGGGCTCTTTTCGGCGAGACCACTCGCGGACTCTCCGGCGATGACGTCATCAACGACGCCCTGAAGAAAGGAACCCGCGGAGAGGTCGAATTCTCTGACGGCACGAAAGTCATTCGATACCGCAAATATCCAAAACTCAAAAATTCCGTCGTTATCATCCGCAACGGCGAAGAGTCTCAGTTCGACCGGATGAAGGACGCGCAGGATCAGATCGAATTGCTTCTCGGAGTCGACTGGCTTGCTTTCCGCCAGTCCGTGCTCTTCGGTCAAGACGCCGTCAGATTCCTCGGGCTCCCCGACGCCGAGAAAAAGGCGGTTATCGAACGGATCCTCGGTGTCAGCGCTTTCGATCAGGCCGCGGAACTCGCGCGCAAGGAAGTACGCGAACAGATTTCGGCGAAGAAACAGCATGAACAAGACGCCGAGATCTTGATGGAGAAACAGAACTCCGCTTGTCGTGAAGCCAACGCCCGTCGCGACTCTTTGGAAGAACTGCGCGGCCAGAACGAAGAGGAACAGAAACGCGTCAATGCCGAGATCGAGCAGAAACAGAATCGTCTCGCGGAGTTCCAGAAGACCGGCGATATTGAGGCGGCCGAGGCTGAACTTGGTCAACTGGATTCCGAACTTGTGGAGCTCAAAAAGCAGGAGAAAGAGATCCGCGCCGAACTCGTCGAAACCGAGACCGCGTTGCAGGCCGACAAGGATGATGCCGACGACATCACGCACAAATACCGGGAAGCCTGCGCCGAGCGCGATGCCTTGGTGCAGAAGATCGAAATCAAAACGGAGGCGCTGCAAAGCCGTGAGTCCGAAAAGCGTGACGGCGTCGCCAACGCTGAAGCCGAACTCGAAGATTTGGAAACCGGTTTCAAGACGTTGTGCGCAGAGTTGGAAGCCGGGAAGACCAAAGCCGAGACCGAGCTTGCAACCATCAAAGCCGAGATCGAGACCAAAAGCGGGGAAGTCAGGAAAGCCGACAACGCCGTCGCCGCACTCCGCGCCAAGGTCGACGAATGCCGGGAGCGGTGCGATGCGTTGGGTAAAGAGACAGAGCGCCGACGCGCGGAGCACGAATCGGCGTCGAAACAGATCGACGCATTGACCGGGATCGGCAATTGTTGCCCGACGTGCCAGCAGGCCGTTCCAGACGCCCACGTCAAAAGAATCGGATCTGTGCTGCGCCAGCGGTTGACAAAGATCGAATCGGTTCTTGATGACGTCGGGAAAAAGCTTGAGACGGCGAAGGCTGAACACGACAAAGCGGTGGCCGATCTCGACAGCGCCCAGACTTCGGATGACATCAAGGCCGACATCGCTGGGCTGCGAAGCGCGGCCAAACATATCGAGTCCGTGATAGCCGATTTCCCCGGGGCCATGAAAAATGCAGAACGCGATTACGAGGACCGCGTTTCGAAGGTCATTGCACGCATCGAGAAGATTGAAGCTGTCGACATCGAGGCCGAAAAAGCTGAGATCGACGGATTCAAGACGACGGAAGCCGAAATCGCCTCCCGTGTCGGCAAGCTTGGAAAGAAAACCGCAGGGATCGCCGCGCAGATCAAGACGCGTTCAGAAGCCCTCAGAGCCGTCAAAACGCGTTGGGATGACCTTCAAGCCACTTTGGAGACTGCCAGCGCCCGCCGGGCTGAAGCGGCCCAGAAAGTCGCGGTTTTGACCGAACGTAAGTCTTTGGGAGTTAAGGAGTTACAAACGGCTATTGAGGGCCTTCAGAATCGCCTTCAGACGCTTCGTAATCGGAAATTCGACTCAGAAGTCGCGGAGATAGACAAGATCGATTCTGAGGCGGTTTCCTACAGCGACAAGGCCACCGAAGCCGAACGGCTGGCCGGGAAAGCCGAATCCCGGATCGACGCGCTTTCCTTCTGGGTCGACGCATTCGGCCTGCGCGGGATCCGGTCCATGCTCCTTGACGGCGTCCTGCCGTTCCTCGAAGAGCGGATGAATACCTATCTCGAAACCCTGACCGGCGGCACCATCAAAGTCGGACTGTCTGCCCTCAGTGAAACGAAGTCCGGCAAGGTCAAGGATTCGTTCGGGGTCGAGATCGCCTCGACCAGCAGCGGCAGCAAATACAAAGGGCTCTCCGGCGGCGAGCGCCAACGGGTCGACATCTCCTTCGCCATGGCTCTCTTCGATCTGGCCCGCAGCCGTGCCGGTGTCGATTTCGGGCTTGCGGTTTTTGACGAGGTCTTCGAACGCGTCGACGACGCTGGACAGGAATCCGTGACCGCGCTTCTTCGCAAAGAGGCTCCGCGCTGGGGCTCCGTTCTGCTGGTCACCCATCTCGACGGTTTGTTGTCGTCGGTTCGCAATCGTATCCGGGTTGTCAAGGAAGGTGGGGAGTCGAGGATCGAGAACTGATTTCCCAAAAAGGAGTTTTGTGAAATCGGTTTTCACAATAGCACCATAGTGTGCAAAGGAGAAAAGATGAGAAATTTCACATCGGAAGAGAAGGACAAGATTATGCAGTATTACGGACTTGTTGGGACTACAGGAGATCCAAAACTTTCGATAGAGTTGTTTTTGGAGAGTGAGGCCCTCCAAAAAGCTGCCTGCGAAATGAATTGCATAGAGTGGAAATCCCCAGAGGACATCCTTAAAGCGCCTTTTGAAGCACATCCGCCTATGGATGACAGGGGCCTAATTGTCGATTAGCCTTGCACAAAAGGCCTATAAGGTGCAGGGATTTCCCAAAAGCCTGTTTTGTGAAATGTTAGGCGAAAGTTAGATGGGAAGACTATTTGTTGGAATTGACTTGGGACTGCAGGGTGGCGTCGTCGTTCTCGACGAAGGCGGCCAACTCGCGATGCCGCCACGGATCACGCCGATCGTCGAAGGTGCGGTCAAACGTTTCAAGGACAAAAAGACCGGCAAACCGAAAACCAAAAAGTTGGCCTCCGATGTCTATGACGAATCGGCGATGGTCGAAATCGTGGAATCCGTTCTCAACAGAGCCGACGAACTCGGGCACGAAATCCTTCCGCTCTATGTCATCGAAAAAGCGCAGACCATGCCGGGGACCATGGGTGGTTCGAAAGCCAATTTCCAGCGCGGTCTTTCTTTCGGTCTTTGGAAAGGCTTGCTCCGAGGTATGTTTCAGCGCTTCGAAATCGTGTCGCCGCAGTCGTGGCAGAAAGTCATTTTCCGCGACATGAGGATCGACGACACAAAGCAGGCGTCCGCTCTCGTGGCGTCGAGACTCTGGCCGAATCAGGACTGGCGCAAGAGTGAGAGAAGCCGAAACGCACATGACGGCCTGACCGATGCGGCTTGCATCGCCGAATATGGGCGCCGTACGTTCTAAGCCGTGGCGACGAAATTGCGAATGATCCGGCCGAGCCTGCGCAGCTTTCGCCCCTCGTTTTGCAGAAGCGCCTCTTTCGTTTCGTCTTTGAGCGCCGCGGGAAGCAATTCAAGGATTTCGCGGACGTGCAATTCGTTGAAGAGCTGTTCGTCTTCGAAACGGACATTCGGGACCATGATCCGGACCGCGAAGCCATTCCACCGTGCCTCGCGCTTTTTGAGACGGCCGACTTTCACTTTCGCTCGGCTGCGGGCGGCATCATGATCGCCGGGCTTCGTGCGCTCCGACATTAAGACCGCAAGCGCGGCTTCCTGACAGCGGTCTTCACGCTCGAACCCGGAGCGTACGGGCCCACGCAGATTCTTCAAATCGCGGATCATTGGAATCCCCCTTGGCTCAGAGAGCCTGTTTGTGAAGATGATTATGGGTGCAACGGCCGAACGCTGTGCGGCGCTGTCCGTTGGATGTGCGATAGAAACACCAGAAAATCGGATTGATCTCGAATCTCGTCAAAACACATCGCCAGCAGAAACGCTTTTTGGGTTGCGGGACGGCCGAATCGAATCTTCGGTCGATTTCTTCGAAGTCTGGCTTTGACATGGCACGGATCCTTAACATACCGAATTCTTTCCAACGCTTCAAGTTAAAAGTGCCCCCGGGACAACAGGCCCCGGGGGTGCCGAAAGGAGATAGATCAGATCGGATCGGGGTCGTCGATGAACTTCCACTCCTCGAATCCATCGAACTCCGGAGCATCCCCGTTTTTGCGGATGAACAGTGCCACGCCTTCGCGCAGGATCGACGGGATGCCACGCCCGACCCTGACCGCGAATTTGTTGATTCTGGAGTACATATCGGCCGGAATTGCGGTTCGTGTTATGACCGACTTTTTGGGAACCGTCAGCCGGACCGCTTCGTCGGCGATGTCGGTCATTCCACGTTTCTTGAAATATTCGAGCAGTGCGGCGACGACGATCTTCGACGCCGTGTCGCCGCCATTCTTTTTGCCTTCGAAAACGACGAGCTCCCAGAGCTTTTCGGGACATGAGACCGAGCACCTGATCGCGGTGCTCGTGAACCTGTTTTTGCGCTTGCGCTTGACCACTTCTTTTTTGACTTTCGAGGCTCTGCGGCTGTTGTCCATGGGGTTCCTTTCCTACATCGCGGCGGCCGGGCTCCACCGGGAGACCTCGACTTCGCGGGTATAGACCGTGGTGGTGTCCAGAGAGGCATGACCCAAGAGCGCCTGCAGAACGGCGGTCGGGCAGTTCTGCTCTGCGTTGGCGATCGCCCAGCCGTGGCGGATGGCGTGGGGATGCGCGCGGCGGGAGTCGACATCGGCAATCTTTGCGGCTTTTTTCATGGCCTTGTGGACGGCCTGCCGGGTGATCCCGAAAACGCGGTCTTCGGGAAGCCGATCTTTGACGAGGCGTTCCGCGTATTCGCGGCCGATCGATATCCTGCGGACCGGATGGGCGGGGTTCTTCAGCGTGCGGATGCGGACCGTCCCGGTTTGGGTGTCGATGTCGAAGCCGGTGACTGCCAAGGCCTCGGAGACACGAGCACCGGTCAGTGCCAAGAATTCGGCGACGTCCCGGCTCTGTCCCGTCATCGCGATTAGAAGCCGCCGCACTTCGTTCTTTTCGAGTCTTTTCATCGAGTTCTCCTTTCGACTGCCTGAAGTATAACAGGCGGAAAGGAGAAGTCAAGATAAAATTCGGAAAAATTCAGCGAATGTGGACAACGGTCTTCAGGACCGGCAGGGCCATCGAAAAGTCGAAAACCCAGCATATCCCGACGTGATTGATCCGAACGATTCCGGAGGCCTGAATCGATTTTTCGGCGGCCTTCGCGGCGTGCCGTTCGATCCAAGAGTACAGACCTTCCCATTTCCCCGGGGAGACCTCGCGCTTCGTCTTGATGTAGTCTTCGAGGAACCGCGTCGAAACCCGATCGATGGCATGTGCCGAGATCTCGACACTGTCCGTGCGCTCTCCGCGCCGGGTAAGTTCGGCTTTCGCGAGCTCGTGGAAAGGCTGCGCACCGGTCGGTGTCCGCAGCATCCGATCGACGCCGTTCGTGACCGCCCATTTGAGATAGCTGACCGGAACACGCATGAGCGATTCGCCGTCGTACTTCCCGAAGTTGATTTTGATGACGTCCATGGGTGCCCTCACAGAACCAAGAAGGCCCGGGCGACAATGCCCGGGCCTCTGGTATTGGGTTGATTTCCCGAAGGCCTCTCAAGGCCTTAATTGTAGCCGGTATCAAGCCCGGCCTCTGCGTTGTGCCGCACAGGACGGGTTGGGGTGCCGATCTCCCCTACGGCTTGGTATGCCCTACTGCAGCGCGTGGTCGCCGATTGTGGCGTGGTCTACGGCCAACGTCTCCCGCATGACCATTGTAGGGGCACAAAATGGCGCTGGGAGACGAAATCACTTTGACGAATTCGCGGTATTCTCTTTCACGTTCTGCGGCGGCCAATAAGGCGGCATCGCTCGACGGATGTCGGACATGATCGAAGGGGGTATGCAAGCCATGCCGGGGTGGCATGGCTTGTGCCATGCTCATCGTTGCAGCAGAAACCAGCAGGCTAAAAATCATTCCTCGCCTCGTGCCCTTTTCCAGATATCGAGAAGCCAGTCGGACTGCGCCGGGGACAGGTCGATATCGGTTTTTGCCGCAATGGAGTCGATGAATTCCGCGTCTTTTCGGCTCGGCTCATATTCACCGTCGCCGATCATCCTTTTGACTTCGAAAAATGTTGCGCGATCGACTGAATCCATGTTGGCCTCTAATATACCTTCTTCTCAGCGATCCCGGAAAATTCGCCGGGTTTTTGATTTTCGGACGAAAGTTTTTGATGACGACAACGCGAAACCGATTACGCCGCTGATTATGATCCCAGCGACCATTCCGAGGAAGAAAGAACCGGCGTTCATTGCGCTATCCGGATTAAGGTGCGCCGATATCGACGGCAAGCAGTCTGGAATCACCTTGGTCAATGTTCTCGACCACATCAAAGCCGATGTCGGTCAGCCCCGACGTGCCGTCGTCGGCTTCGCAGAGCATCCAGTTCTGTTTCGATGTCTGGTCTTGGTGCGGCTGTTTCTCGTGGCTGAGTGCGATGAATTCGCCGCGGCGACGGACGACGTTCATTCCTGCCCGCTTGACCCTGTTTAGAAGACAGGTGTCTTCATATCCCCACCCCCAGAAATTGTTCGGGAATCCGTTGATGGCTTCGAATTGTGAGGCCGAAAAAATGTTGACGCCGCCGAACGGCTCGAAGACAGGGTCGTTGTTGGGTGGTGGAATGACGCCGTCAATCATTCTTACTTTCCCGATTGGATGAACCGGGCCTTCTTCCGCCGGAGCGTAGATCGACGACGGATAACCGGGCATGAAATCGACGTCGTGGAAACAGAAATTCTCCGCGCCTTGTGAACGCAGATAGAGAAACGCGGCGTTGAGTAGCTTTCCACGGTTGAACGGTGCGCCTCCGAGCTGCTCGACAAAAATCAAAGAGCTTTCGAATCGCAGAAGGTGTCGAAAACTCTGAAATTCGGTTATGAAAAAGATTCTGTTGACGACGCGGTCGCGGTATGGGACGACAAAGTTTATGGTCATGGCTTGTTCTTCTCATCGTCTTTCGCCGCCCTGAGGTTATCGAGGTGGGAGATGGCTTCCTTGGTCTTTTTTCTCCGAAGTCCGAGAGTGACATTTAATTCGGCGTCATCAACGTATTTTCTCGCCGCATTCTCCACGCCTTTCAACAACCCCAACTCCTTCACCGCCTCATCCCTTTGCTTGGTGACGGTGGCGAGTTGGGAGCGGAGGGATTTCATTTCAGTCACGGTTTCGTCATACTCGCCCTGAATTCCTGCGTTAGCCTGTTCGATCTCTTCGGCAATCGGCCTAATGGCACCAAGTATTCTATCGGTAATTCTGCCCATCACTCCACCCCCTCATCGTCTTTCGCCGCCCTGAGTTTGTCGAGGCGGCCAAGTAGAGCAATGTTTCTTTTTATCATGGAATCCATCTGTTCCATAAAACGGTAATAACTCCCGTCCAGCGAAAGACCCGCCGCCATAGTAGTCAATCCCGCAAGGATGGGGACGTCATTTCTCAGGATGTTCTCGGCTTCTTCCAACAACTCCAACTCCTCCAAGGTCTTTTCGAGGTCGATGGTGCTAAAAGTGTAGCCAAGATGCTTGAATGCATCTTCTGGGGATTCGTGAGTTGTTCCGTCATCGGCTTGGAATGGTCCATTTTCTCCCGTGCTGTTGATGCGCACACGATGAGAAATGTTGGGATCGCTCATTGCGCGAGATGCGTTTCTTCCAAAAGCAACCATCTTTCCTTTTTGATCAAACATCACCGTAATTTCCGCGCTCATTTTGAGCCGCCTTTCTGAGTTACATAAAAACAGGTTTCTCTACCCCGTGCCCGCAACACGCGCTCCGCGCTCCCGGAATATTCCCCAGACAGGCATCGTACCCCTCAGGGGTCGGCCGTCTGCCGCACCTTCGACACGGCCGCGTATGGCTTACGCGCTCTCCTGTATTGGAATACACCCACTCCCGTCCGTTCCACTCTATTTCCCACCCCCTACTCATTGCTTTTGCAACCATATATTCCTCCCTTCTCTTCCCCACCATCCCTCACCGGGGGAGCGGGAGGGGTGAATAGTTCGTCAATTTCCTTTAATGCTTCAGACACAAGGTGAATTGTCCTTTTGGTTTCGCTGTACAGCATGGCCTCGTATACCTTGCCATAAAACCCCCGCAACCGCTCATTCTCCTTTGCCAGCGCATCGCGTTCATCCGTCAGGGCTCGGATGCAGTTAACCCTGTTAAAATCCTCAGCCGTCATATCGGCCACCTCGTCAATGACTGTTACATCAGGGGTGAGGGCAGAATCGAACAGTTCCCGGAACCCGTTGCACTTGTCACAGATAAACCGGATACCGCTCTTGTCGCTTTCGAGGGCGTGGACACGACCCCGCAACATTTCATTTTCATCGGCCAGCGCATCGCGTTGCTGTTCGACTGTCTGCAATCGCTCGGCCAGTTGCATTTTTTCCTTCAGGTGTTCCTCTGCGACACCCTTCTGGAATTCACATTCCTGCTCGGCCTTGGTGGCGCGGGCGATCGCTTCTATGGATTTGTCGAGGTACATGAATCGCACCTTCATCCCTGCGGGTAGAGCGATAAGGCTATGCCATGCGCGGTCGAGATTCCCCATGAAGTAGGCATTGCTGCCGTCAGGCAAACCGAAATCGACAATTTTCTCTCCGTCCATCAGGACGGCCACCTTGATCCCCATTTTAATCCTCCTTCCCGCTGTCGCTTGCGCGGGGTTCGCTTCGCTTATTGTTCCTCTGCGATCGTCGGGATTCCGGCTTCTGTCATTTCGGACGCGATTCGCTTTGCCATTTCACGCGCAGCGTTCTGCCGTTTCTCCGGGTATTTGCGCGCATTGGCGGCCAGAACGAACCGGAGGAATTTTTCCTTTGCGATGATGTCGATCCGGAAGCCGAATTTGAGATGTTCTGCCATTCGAACCCCGGCCGGGAAAGTGAACCGCGAAAACGAGAACCCGGCACCCATTGCCTGAACGACGGTATCCCGGATCTCGATCAGATCCCGGTCATCTCCGATTTCTTCGCGGCCGTGCAGTGCGCACAACGCTCCTTCGACGATGATCGGGAAGTCCCCGGCATCGAGATCACCTATACTGGCACCGTCGCGGATGTGGATGGCATCCATGGCAGTCATGACCGAAGCCTCATTCGGTTAAGGGCCGCACGGAGGCGGCTGACTTCGGTTTCGCTGAGATGCAGTTTTTTGGTCTCCGCTTTCCGGCTTGCCTCCAGAACGAATCGGTCTCGTGGTGCCCGGCTCATGCACCGCTCGCAGCGGCAACGCTTGATTCGAATCATGAAAAGATCCTCCAATAGACCTTCTTCTCATGAATTCAGATATTTTCCCGAAAAATCGGAAATTTCGTCGGAATGCGGAGAAGAAGGTCTGATATGGGAGCAAAAACAGGGCATCAAGCCCGAATAGAAGAGTTCATGGTTCTCGCCGGGCAGGATGTGCCGGAGAAGCCGACGATTCCCGGTGAGAAAGTCCGGATTTTGAGGGCGCGGCTCATCTTCGAGGAAATGTGCGAACTCTTCGACGGACTCGGAGTCAGCGTAGATATCGAGCGCGATGACCAAGACCGTCCGACAGCAAAATTCCGCATTTCCAAACGCTTTCTCGACGACGCCAACATGCGCGAAATCGCGGATGGATGTGCCGACCTCTCGATCGTCACGATCGGCACGCTGTCGGCCTGCGGGATCCCGGACTTCGAGCTTCTGCGCATCGTTGACGAAAACAATCTGGCGAAATTTGGTCCCGGCGGATATCGGGACGAGCATGGGAAATGGATCAAGCCGCCCGGGCATCGGCCGCCGGACATCGACGGGCTTCTGAGTCGTCTGCGTTCCGAAAAGCCGGTCAAGCTCAAACGAAAAATACCGCCATGGGAAATTGAGAGCAGAACCCGGTTCCATGAGTACACCGGCAAAAAGGATTGCGATGGCACGGACATTTTCGAAGGTGATGTTCTGAAGATGACGACGAGAGACGATCGCGACATTTTCGAGCTTGTCTGCTGGTCACCGAATTTCGGGGCATGGATCGGATGGCGTCGTCTGTACGGCGAGGCGTGGCATCATTCGCCGAACGCCTCCCATTTCAGCAAATATCGGCGGATCGGCTCATATGATGACGACCCGAAACTGCTGAAGGTAAGCAGCACACCACCGCAGCACAAATAGGGCGCCCACCCATAGAAAATCCCGGAACTCGAAAGAGAACCGGGATTTCTTTTTGCCTCTAATACTCGACTTCGACGCCGATGGCGCGCAGTGCGGCGAAAGCAATGATGTCGGGTTCCAGATAGACCATCCAGTACGGATAACCTTTCGGGCTCAGCCGCTGAAGGTCCGTCATGAACTGCTGGACGTAGAACTGTTTTCCGGATTCGATCCTTTCCCTGAGAATGGCGAGGATGTCACCGACGAATTCGAAGCTGTCCATGAGTTGCGGCGGTTCCGCTTCGGGGCAACAGAATACACCGGAAGCGCCGCAGAGCACATCGACGGCGTTCGTGCCGTCCCCGATGCAGTTGCCATGCCCATGCTCTCCGCATGCCTTGCACGTCAGAAATCGGGTGCCGTCACAGAGTCCTTCGGCATGGCTCGGTTTCCATTCGATCAGATTCTCGGCGACCATCGCCGAACGTTCTTCGTCGCTCATCTGTGACCAGTGCTTCGATTTCATCGGGACCTCCTTCAACTGTTTTCAAAAAGGAACTTCCGTATTTCACGAGCTGCCAGTGCGGCGGCTTCGTTTGCGGTAAGTCCGGGATGATTCCATTGAAGTTCGTTGCAAGACAGTTTTGCGGTCCAGTGCTGTGGCGCCAGAGACGGCGTCAGAACGAACTGTATGTAGAGCTGCTGCGCGCAGGCATGCCCCGAACTTTTGACGATGAGACTGACGCTCAGCCCGGAATCGACTGTGTTTCGAAGCGGGGAAACGACGGCACTCGTCTTGTCGAAAGGACAATCGACGGCCGTGACGGCTTCGACCAAAGCGTCTTTGAGCTGCGCGATTTCACATAGGTCGTTGACGTTGACTCTCATCGGTCCTCCGTACTGGCGAACCAGAAATCGAGAACGCTTTCAAATTTTTGCAAGGCTTCGTCGAAACTCGTCGCGAAAAACCAGTCCGGGGAATGCTCGACCGGACATTTCGGGATGACGAGCTTCCATCCGCTTCGGGTCGGAACCCCGAACATGTGCACCCTCTCGTGCGCGCCGACATCGGTGAACGAAATCCAGACCGCGGCAACGCCGAGCGTCATGGTTCTGCCGTCACGGTCCGTTTTCTTCATCGGACAGGATCCGTAATCGACGAAAACATTGATATTCGAACGTTTTCCAAGCGAGAGCACCCAGCCGGAAGCCTTTTTGCGGGCGGTTTCAAGCCGGACTGCACGGTCATCGTGGAAGTTCATCGGTGTCCTCTGAAATGATTTTGCAGCTCATCTGGTTGCAGCATGGACAAACGAGGTCACGTTCTTCGGTGCCTTCCCGGACGCTGGCCTCGAATTCGGTCAGGCATATCGTGCAATATGCTTTGATGTCTTTCACTGGTTGTTCCAATCATTCTAGACCCGCACGGTCGCCACGGGTCAGGCCGTTTCGGCTTCGGGGTGGTTCTTGCGTTCGACAAGCCGGATCACATTGCGGATTCTATCCGATTTCGACCACTTGTCGAATTCTTTCTGAAGCCGGAAAAGGATCTTTCCGGGCAGCTCGTCCCAGAGGACAACGATCGTTTTCCCTGCGGTCGTGCGTTGGACCCGCCACAGGTCGCAGTGATTGGCGACGTCGAGAATCAGGTGATTTTCGATTTTGCGGCCGATTTCGAAACGCACCGAAACCGCGACGACGCCCCGGGCGATGGTCCTCAGACGATTCGCGCCGACAAGATCTGTGCTTCGATAGCAGACCGTTGCGAACATGTTGGCGATATTGGGAAGTCCGCGTACCCACTTCACAATTTCGCGGCGACGGATTTCGATTTCGGCGGCGCTGTCGTCCCATGCTCTCATCGTTGACCTCCGGATTCGATCAGCAAAAGAAACTGGCGAATGATTTCGTTCAGAATCTTGACGACGTCATATGAGCGCACTTCGATTGAATTTCGAAAATCGTGGAAGCCCGAACTGCTGAATTCGAAGTTCGCATAGCCACCATCCGTGATGCCGATTTTTATCCGCAGGCCATAGCTCTTGAGTTCCGGAAAAACGCGGATAACGGCAACCGATTTTTCACCGGAACTCAGGTAGCAGTACACGGACGTCGAATTTCGGACATCGGCGCGGATCAAGGCATCCCGCCAGTTCCGGACAGCTTCGAAAAGGGTTTTGACGTCGATCATTTTTCTTCGAGGATGATGCGGATCGTCGGCGGTTCCTCGGTGACAGGAAAAGCCGTCACCCATTCCGTCCACCGCCACGCGAAGACGCAGGCGGCGATTATGACGGTCGAAACCACGACAACGGCTTTCAACTTTCTCAGAGAGGTCGGGCGATATGGCATCAGTTTTTCTTCTCCGTGTTGTCCGCTTTGAAATACTCCCGCAGGATTTGGCCGGTGGGGCAGGTTTCGCACGGGTCAGCGATTCTGAATTTGTGATCAGGATTCCACATCATTTTTTATAACACGATCCATTGCAATTCAGGACTGCAACCAACCTATCAATAAACTTCAGCGCATCAGGCAGGAAGGTGCGGGATTGGGCGCAAAAGTTCAGGTCTTTGTACCCATCCACCGGATCAAACGAGGCGATGTGGACAGGCTCAAAACTGCCATCCGGATACGCCTCAAGGTTGGCGTGAT